GTTTTGGATTCCCAGTTCGGAATACCCCAGCCACTTGATTGCGTTTGGACATACGCATCCGCAGAGCTTCCGGTTTTGGAGCGTATTACGTTGCTTCCGTTGGCCACAGACAGCGAATAATCCGGTAGCTCGCTTTGTGTAAGCTTATGGGTGAATTCGCCCCCAGTGCTACCTGCGGGATAACTGCTGGAAGCAGCAAGCAAAAAGCAGTCAGAAATTCTTTCCCAGGTACCGCCAAATAGATTTGCCGGGCTTGTACTGTTTACGCTCATGTAAATGCTGCCAATCGGCCAGGCCGCAAGTTTTGCTTCCGCGATGGCTGCAAATACCGCTGCTGGTGTTGCTGCAATTCCTCCGCTGGTTGAACTGGTCGAACTGGTCGAATCGCTCAGCTTCACGCCGCCCGTGGTCGAAGCATTACCTGTCGGCAGTGTGTACTTGGTGTCGGTTGTTGGCGGTGTATACCCCAAAGCACTTGTCACGTTCGCCTTTGTCAGGCTGATCGTACCGGAACTCACCGTGATGTTGCTCCCGATTTTCACCCCGCCCAGGGTTGAACTGGTAGCGGCAGGCAGCGTATAGGTACTGGAGGAGGCTGGTGTCATATAAATCTGGTTCGCATTCAACGTTCCAGAACTTTTCGCATTGTTGTACTGGCTTTGTGATAGATAGTTAATCACCAAACTGTCCAGCTTTGTATCAGCTGCCATGATCATATACCTCTCGTCACAATCGCGCTGATTGCGGATAGTCCGCTCGGCAGTCCCGTCAGTTTTCCGTTGCTGATGCTCAAACTCAGACTTGTGCTGCTTGGGCTGCCATATACTGCGCTCTTGTAATACTTATTTCCGTCAAAAGCAATCAAGCTTGTAGTGGTGCCGCCCCAGCCGCCTTGACTGGTTATGGTGCCGTAGCCCCAAATCTTAATGGTTCCGCTGGCGGTCTTAAAACTCACGCTGGGGTTGGTGCTGGTAACGGCATAAGCCTCTACATTGTTATTGCCACTGCCGCCGGAACTCCCGCCGCCGGTATAAGTACCTGTCACACCAAAAATGCTCACACCGCTCTTAATGTTCCCGGCCACCAGGTTTGCATCGCCCTTGATTGTTTGTGTCCCGCTCAGGTATTGCCCAGATGCAATGCTCTGGTCGGTTGTCTTCGGGATGTAAGTTGCTGCGCTTTTTTTGGTCACATCACTGCCAATATAAGTGCTCGATATCGCATTCACGGTCACTTTGCTCAGTCCGTCATATCCGCTGTCCGGGCTTACCGTCTGGGTGCTCTCGCTGGGCGTAACCGTTTTGGTCTGCAAGCTTGGCGTGTTTCCGCCACTGCTGCTCCCGGCATAACTGCCTGTCACATTAAAAATCTTTACGCCGCTCTTAATATTGGCCGCAGTCAAATTGCTGTCACCCTTAATCGTCTGGGTTCCATTCAAATACTGGCCGGATGCAATGCTCTGGTCACTCGTTCCCGGCGTATAAGTTGCAGCACTTTTTTTCGTCACGCCGCTGCCCACATAAGTTTTTGATACTGCATCCACTGTAACCTGGCTCAAACCATCATAGCCATTGTCGGCCTTAACCGTCTGTGCGCTCTCACTGGGGCTTACGGTCTTGCTCTGCAAACTCGCCCCACTGGCACCACCCGTCACAAAGCCGCCCTGCATATCTACCTGCGTACTTCCTAAATACACACCCATGCAACTGTCACCACCTTCTGAGCGTAACGTTTGTCGCGCCAACGCTGGTTGCCGTTATGTCAATGGTTTTTGCGCTGCTGCCGTCCCATGCGCCCTGACTGGTTCCGTTCAGTTTGATGGTCAGGCTGTTATTTAGTTTTTCGGCGCTCGTTGCGGAGCCGCCCGCGTTGCTGGAACCGGCATAGTTTGTGGTTCCGGTGACTTTGGCCCCTGTAGCACTGTGGGCAATTACCCCTTTCGGCAGGTCGGCAGCCTGCACCGTATCACCGGTCAGGTCGAGGACAACTTCATCATTGATAACAACCTTGTTGACCGCCATGCTCAGCCTCCAATCGTCAACGTCTGGCCGCCAGCCGCATTATCAACGTATGTGGCCGGGATAGCCGCCACCGTAACCTGGGATAGGCAGTTGTATTCGCTGTCCGGCAGCACAACCTGCTGCTCGAAAGACGGCGTAACGCTCTTAGCCTGCGGCTTCATGCCCTCACTGCCGCTCATGCTGCCAACCACGCCAAGAACAGTAACGCCTTCACGGATGTTGGTAGGCACCAGCTTAGCCTGTTCGGTCGCTGCGATGGTCACTCCGCCCGCGCCATCATGAAAGCCCATGGGGATGGTGTACTTGCCGGAAACGGTGCTGATTTCACCGTTGACTTCGCCGTTGTTGGGCATCGTGCCGGTCATTTTGGTGCCGCGGGCGTAAAATGTTTTGCCCTTCAGCACTTCTGCCACAGCGGCGGTGGCATCGCTGGTGTCAGCGTCTTTTGTGCTGGTACCGGTAATGGGGGCACCGG